TCATTCATAATTCTCCTTTACCTCCACCACTCGCCTATAGAAATCTGCAATCTCCTCAATCTTATTCGTCCTGTTCTTTATTGGCAGTGATTCCCATATAATATGCTTATAGGGTGCTTTCGATTTCTCTCCAACTCTGGAATCAATAATAGATACAATACCTTTATCGTTCTCGCTCCGGATCAGTCTGCCGATTCCCTGCTTCAGCTTTATGATCATTTCTGGAACAGATACTTCCATTAAACCATTGTTGCATTGCTGATACTTATAATCTATAATCGGCTCTCTCACCGGGAATGGTAATCTAAAAATAATCACATGGGATAGCGATAAGCCTTCAATGTTAATTCCCTCCCAGTAGCTTCCAGTCCCTAATAGAACAGAATTTGTATCCTTTCTAAATTTTTCCAGGGTTTCTGACTGTTTTGAATTTCCCTGCTACATCAGTATCTTGAATGGTAATTTTTCTTCCTTCAATTTATCATATACCGCATTCATATCCGTTTTAGCCGTAAATAGGATTAAGGCTTTTCCATTGCTGATCTGAAGCAGTCTTATTATCTCCTTCACACCTTCCTCAATAAATTTATCTCTTTCGTTTGTCGGATGCGGCATATGTTCCGTATAATAAATCATTGCGTGTTCATCGTAGTTAAACGGAGATATTTTAGGTTCGCATATCATTCCACGTTTTGCCGGGAAGCCTGTATTCTTCATGAAATACGCATAGCTTTTTATGTAGTTTTCACTTTTACCGCTTGTGATAGTTGCTGAAGTCAGAACTACAGACAATTCTGACTCCTCAAACATAATTTTATCTATGATCCTGTCTACTTCTTTAGGACAGCTATATAGACGGATCCACTTTACTCCCCGTAGTCCCCTGTCTCTCTCCATCCAGAAAATATCATTACTACTATTTTCTTTATTCAGTGATTCAAAAAATTGAACATAATCTTCCAATTGTTCCAGTTCTTCGTCATAGTTTTTTCGGTGACGATCACCCGTAAAATCACCGAATGCCATAGAAGCCTTAAAACTAATATCTTCCAACAGTCTTGTAAGTTTTTTGCACTCCGCTCCAATCATCTTCACATAATATCTGTCAACATCTTGTCCCCTTTTTTCCGCTTCTTTATCCTGCTCATCCATTTGTTTTAATAGGGACTTGAAAACATTATTTGCTAAACTCTCTGCATTTTCCAGTTCTTTGTTAAATTCATTATCATAAGCATTTACTGCCTTTCCAGCAGCAAGCATTGCATCTTTCAGTTTGCTGAGTGTAATATAAGAAGTCACGGAAGACCGAACCTTACTTTCCAGATTATGAGCCTCGTCTACTACAATAATACCAATATCTTCACTCATAAGCTGTCTTCTGAGACTTGCCCTTTTATGCATGTTGACTGCCAGCAGATCCTGATTACATACAATAATCCCATGAGTGTACATCATTTTCTGCCGCAGATCATAATAATGGCAGGAATCTCGATAACTGCATTTGTCTCTGCAAAACTGAGCTTTATATTCCTTTACATTAATCCGGTTCCATATTGCATCTGGGATAGCAATATTCCAATCGGACTTCTCTTTGCCGAATTTCCGAACCGTATTATAAATTATTTGATGTTCTTCTTTTTCTTCAAGAAATTCTCTTGTAAAACATTCCTCCAGCCGATTCTTGCACAGAAAATGGTTCTGCCCTTTTGCTATGAGAACTTCCACATCATAATTCAACATATCCATAATTTTATCTATGTCGCCTATCAGCTGTTCTTGCAATGCAATCGTAGATGTAGCAATTACGACCGGTCTGCGGTATGTTTTGATGTAATATAAAATTGGTACAATATATGCGAAAGATTTTCCAATGCCGACTCCAGCTTCCACAAGCACATGTTTTTTGTCCCGCAATCCTTCTACTATTTCACAGGACATTTCCCATTGTCCTTCTCTTTCTTCAAAGCCAGCCTCGGTGGCTTTATCCATAAAAAAGGAAAATACGTCTTCTCCTATTTTTAGAAATTTCTTTTTTCTCTCAGCTTGTCCAGTTTGCAATCTTTCATACTCATCCCAGAAAAACATATCAGCACCTGCCTTTTACACACTTTATGTTATTCGACATATTGTCTATATATTCCCATATAAAAATTGTACCATAATATCACTCCTTCCCCAAGTCCCTATTTTCTCCGCTCATGCATTTTTATCGTTCACATTCTCAGCATTTTCTGCCCTTGCTCTTCATCCTCTCCGGTGCTTCCTTCCTCCATTTTCTCGCCCTCCAGCGCCTCTATTTCCCCTGTATTTTGCTTCTGCCCTTCAGTTATATCCATACCACTCTGACAGTTCCTCAATAAGGCTGCTACACGCCTCAATATCCGCCTCATAACCGGTGCAGTGTTCTGTAATCATATCCTTCCGGTATCTTTCAATTTCGCCTATTGCTTCCTTTATGCGTTCACCGGAAATTCCATTTTTTCCAATCCATTGTTCTTTTCTCCTTCCTGTGTGCATTTGCAGCAACAATAAAACGCCCGATCCGCATCGGGCATTTTATTCTTACCGCAACCGGCAGGAATAACGTTTCTTATTCACTTGCTGCCATTCCCGCCGTAATCTCAGTCGTATCGGATCTCCTGTTCTACTACGATACCTGATTTAAACTGTATCATCAGTTTCTCCTCAGAGATTATTTTTACCGTAGAAATCAGTCTCCTTACGAGATCATTATCGAATTCCGGTATCCGGCAGGTAGTCGTTCTTAAAAAGTCATCAATTTCATACATTCTTTGATTGCATTCCCTTAATGTCTCCTCCCTTTTTCTGGTTTCTGTTTGATTTTTCTTAATCGACTGAATCTCCTCTGCAATTGCATGGTATCTGGCATCAAATTCCTGTGTATATTCTCCCGCCTTTGCATTTTCCATGATCAGGGCAAGCATTTCTTCCTGCTTATTTTTCAGAAGTGTGTCATAGTCTTCTTCCTCCCGCAGTGCTTCCTTCGTATTTATCACACTTATGACATTCTGCCGGAATGTCTCTATGAACTCTCTGTCGTCACAGGTTATCTTATGGATTGCCTCCATTACCGCCCGATTTAATGCTTCTTCCTTGATAGTCTCAGAGTTTGGGCATTTCTTCACGCCGTTTGTCAGTCTGTTTGAGCATCTCCATACAATTTTCTTTTGGCCGTTCCTCGACCATGTGACTCTTCTGTATTCGTGTCCACATTTTCCGCAGATCACTATGCCGGTCAGTGCATAGAGCGAAGAGTATTTGCTTTTCTGCTTTTTCTTCCGTGTTACCGCCGCCTTACACAGATTTGCTCTCCGCATTCGTTCTTCCTGTACCCGGTAATATATTTCTTTGGGGATAATGGCTTCATGATCGTTTTCGACATAATACTGTGGCACAATTCCATTATTCACTACTCGTTTCTTTGTCATAAAGTCTACTGTATACGTTTTCTGCAGAAGTGCATCTCCCATATATTTCTCATTACACAGCATATTATCAATGACTGTGGTATGCCACCGTTCCTGTCCCGTAGCCGTTTTAATTTCTCTATCCTCAAGATATTTCTTAATCTTGACAGAACTGTATCCCTCCAGATATAACCGGTAGATCAATCTTACGATTTCTGCCTCTTTAGGTACTATGATCAGATCACCGTTCTCATTCTTGGTGTATCCCATGAACTTTGCACAGTTTACAAGAACCTTTCCTTTTTCAAATTTTCTTGCAATCCCCCACCGGACATTCTCACTGATATTACGGCTTTCTTCCTGCGCAAGGCTGCTTAAGATGGTGATAAGGATTTCTCCCGTTCCCTCCAGCGTATTCACACCCTCTTTTTCAAAAACTATGGCAATGTTTTTTGCCTTTAGTTCACGGATTGTTACCAGCGAATCTACCGTGTTTCTTGCAAACCGGCTTACGGATTTGGTAAGGATCATATCTATTTTTCCATTTAGGGCATCCTTTACCATAGTCTTAAAATCTGCTCTTTTTTTGGTGTTAGTTCCGCTCTTACCATCATCCGCATAAATTCCTGCGAATTTCCAGTTAGGATTATCTTGTATTTTGTTGGTATAGTATTCCACCTGCGCCTCATAGCTGCTGTCCTGTTCTTCTTCGTCTGTACTGACACGGCAATATGCAGCTACCTTCAGCATCTTATCTGAAAGTTTAATGCTGGTATCGAACTGTACTTTTGCAGGTATTACAGACACCTTTTTAGCTGTTGTACCCATTTGCCTCCTTTCCGGGCTTTTTATCCGTGTACCCTACCTTCATTCGTCCACCATTCAGGAATTCTACTTCTGCCATATTCCCGTTGCATAAATAAATCTTCCGAATCAGCTTTTTGTATAATTCCCTGTCGAATTCCACTATCTTTTCCCGGCCAGCAAGAATATCCCTGATTTCTTCCGTTTTATACAAAGCATCTTTTACTGTTAATGTCCGGTAGCGTTCCTCTGCCCTTTGGTACAATGCCTGTATGAATTCTTTTTCCGAGACCGCTTTTCCTTTCATCTCTGCTATTTTCCGATCCATTCTTCGGTATTCAGGACTGATTACATCCTCCGGGTCTTTCTTATATAAAAGTCCCTGATTTTGAATGGCTGCATTAATTGCGTCCACGCGCACCTGTTTTATCTGATCATCTGTGATAGTTCTGTCTCTGCATTTCTCCTGTTTTTTGTATAAGTAACCTTTGCACTTCCAGTTCACATTTGTACCATATCCAACACTAATTTTCATTTTCCGCGAGAAATCTCTTTTACTTTCATATGTTATTCCGTAATACTCTATTTTGCATTGAGGCTTATTCCTTCTCCTGATCGGGCTGAACAATGCTTCTTCCAAATTCATTCCATTTGATAACCTCTCCCATATCAATGACACATCCTGGCCATAATAACAGCTAAGCTCCGTCAATCCGAGAATTTCTTTTCCTTGAAAAAAAATCACTTCTTTTTTGAGTATTTCTGCGAGAGCTTCCTCAACTGTTTTTCCCTGTTTCAATTTTTTTGAAATAGTTGCTGGACTAATTCCATACTCGTTTGCCATCTTTGAAACGCTACAATATTTCTTTCCCCATACAACATAAATTTCTGCTTCCTTTGCCTTCTGTGCTATTTTCACGGCCTTATCTACATTTTTCGTTCGATAATAATTATGCACAATTGAAGAATACGGTAATTCTAAGTCTTTACTTAGTTCACTGAGGGAATCATATTTCTTTCCCTGGTATTCTACCTGATGCCCTTTTCTTCGTTTCATTTATCCTCCCGTTTTTTTTAAATTTACTGCATAAAAATAGCGGTGCTTATTTCATTTCTAAAATAAGTACCGCTCCTATTTGATATTATAACATCTGTTGCGTTTTCCGCCACTGCTCTTCGTTGATAATCGATTCAACATAGCATCTATTTTCTACCATTTTTCTCTAATGTATCTATGAAAAACGAATAAAAAAATAGGGCAAAAACTGGTTTTTTTCTCTCCATTTTTTGCCCTCAAACCACTATATATTGTGGTTTACTATATTATTTATGCTTGTTTTCCACAATTCCGCATCAGAATTACTACTTCAACAGTTGTTTCAGTTTCCAAGGGAAGTTCTTTCACTTCCTCACCATCAACAGGCACAGGAAAATTGAATACGATCTTCTTTATCCAACTACCGTCTTTTCTCTTTTCCGGGAACATCTCAATTCGCTCAATAAAGGCTTTCATAAACTCTTTCTGCTCCGCTTCTGTTGCGGAATGGTAGACTTCATCAAATGCCAGTAAGAGCCGATAAATGTTATCGCCAGAGATTTTCTCCTGCTGGATGCTGCGTATCTGTCCTTGCAGTTCGGCAATCTGAACTTCAATTTCCTCTATGATATCATACTGCTCATCATAGCGGCGCTGCAAGTCCAAAATCTTTCTGTCATAGTGGGCATCATTGAGGTCCAAGGTATCCATCTGACGCTCCAAGCGGCTTTTCGTTCCAAAGGCTTGCTTTAGCCGCCCTTGTAGGACAGCAATCTGCTTTTCCATATCTTCTGTATCAACTGCTGTTCCGATTTTCGCCTGAATCGCTTCTACAAACCGTGGATTATTGACCATAGCGGAGATAACCTTCGCCACAAATTTGTTGATTTCCGTCTGCTCAATATTCAGACGGAAGCTGCACTCATGCCCGGTAGGTGTAACCGTATTTTTGCAGTAGTAATAATACCGGGTTTTCTTATCCTTACTGTGCGCCTTGGCGATATTGCCGTACATACTCTTGCCGCAGCATGGGCATTTCAAGATACCGGACAGGATGTGGGCGTGGTCTGGATTATTGACCTTTTCCCGCTTAAAGGAATTGACCTTGCGCTTTTCCTGTGCCAGATACCAATCTTCTTCGGAAATGATAGCTTCGTGCTGTCCTTCATAAACCGGGAACTCCGACTGCTCAACCACGTGCATCTCGTTTCTTGTACCCTGTTTCTTTTCTGTTCTTCGTCTGCCGTAAGCAATCTTTCCCATATAAACAGGATTGTACAATACATTTTTCACAAAATCTCTTGAAAATCCCGGAATGGTATTATTCTGTCTTAGTTTCTTAGTATAACCATTGCGGTTCAGATATTTTGCAACTCCTGCAACACCCTCGTTTGTATGAATATAACGATCATAGATTACTCGGATAACTTCTGCTTCATCTTCGGCAATAACAAGTTCACCATTATCCAGTTTATATCCATAAGGTGCAAATCCGCCGTTCCATTTGCCCTCACGAGCCTTTTGTTCCCGTCCTGCCATTGTTTGTGTGCGGATATTCTCTCGCTCGATTTCTGCCACCGCAGACAGCACAGAGATCATCAGCTTTCCTGCATCCTTGGAGCTGTCAATGCCATCCTCCACGCAGATCAGATTGACACCGAAATCCTGCATGAGTTGCAAAGAGTTCAGAACGTCCGCTGCATTTCTGCCAAATCGGGACAGCTTAAAGACCAACACATAAGAAACATCATCTTTGCCGTCCTGGATGTCATTCAGCATCCGTTGAAACTCCTGCCGCCCTTGAATGTTCTTTCCAGAAAAGCCCTCGTCAGAATACTCCCCGGCAACGATCATATCCTCGTATGCCGCATACTTCCGCAGCTTGTCACGCTGGGCATCCAAGCTGTATCCGTCAACCTGCATCGAGGTGGACACTCTTGTATAAAGATAGCATTTAAGTTGTTTCTTTTTCAGAATCTCCACCTCCCTCATTCCTTCCTTTTACCATAAGTCCCTCGTTGCGGATATAATACTCCAAAAGCCACAGCACATAATCCGGTGCATGGCGGTTGTCCAATTCCCATTCAGTCATAGTCCGGTAAGGAATATGGACGAGCTTGCAAAAATCTTTCCGATTCAGTCCTGTGCTTTCCCGCAACTTTATAATTCTGTTTTTACAATCCATCCGTCTTTTCTCCACAAAAGCAAAAAATACACGTTGCGTAATCATTATAGCATAGCCATAGTGAATACGCAACGTGTAAATTGCAAATTTTACGCAGCCTTATCCGTCAGAAGCTGCGCTTGATTACTTTCCTCGGAATACTCCACTTCCTGCGGAGCGTCCTGTTCCAATTTATCCAAAACCTGATGTCCATATTTCTGGAGCATCTGGCTCATAACATCCACACAGCGGTCAAATGCCGCATTATATTTCGCTTCTTCATAATATTTCTTCAATAGGCGATTCCTCCATCAAAGTTCCATATCCTGTCCACGCTTCCGGGCAGGGTGTTCGTGTTCCTGTGTTTCCTTTCCTCTGATGAGGATAGAATTGATAAAAGCCCGAACCTTTTCGGATGCGATTTCCAATGCATCCAGAAAGGGTTGGGCTTTCTGTTTGAGTTCCATATATTTTTCGCTTACCGCTTCATACCGCTGCTTCCAGATGGAAACCGTCTTTTCTGCGGAAGCCAATTTTTCTTTCAGTCGCTTGTTGTCAGCATTGGCAATAATACCATTGACCGCATAGTGTTTGAGCGTGTCGCATTCATCCGGAGTCAGCACAACATTGTTTCCGAATGTGGCTTTTTTGCCCATTGTTTCAATCTCCTGCACCGTCAGAGCAACGGTCTTTGCTGTTTTGGTTTCCTTTTGCAGAGCTTCCAGTTTCTGTTTCTGCTTCTCCGTGGCAGCTTTGGCATTCTCCAAACCCCGCTCCACCTGTGCCACCTGTCCGGCCACAGTTTCCAGCCGCTGCTGTTCTGCCTGCACCTTGAACTGGGTCACAGTCAGATGTTCCTCGGTACTGCCACGCTCTCCACGCTCCAGATCGGTATATCCGGCAACTCGCATGAAATGAAAAAAGTCATCCTGCAACACACTGTAGGATGACCTCAAAATCTTTTTTCCTCTTGCGTTCAACATTGGATTACCGTCCTCGTCAAGCACCGGCTTAGACTCCCATTTCTTACTGCGGCTGACCTGTGTGATGACCTCCTTAACGGTTCCCCGGAGGGCTTCATCCTTGCATCGCTTCGACCAAAGGATCTGCTTTTCCACCACCGGGATATAAACCACATGAAGATGATAGTGGTACACATCCTCGCCCAGAGCTTCGGACATTGCCCGGTTGCGCTCATCGGCGTGCATCACAGCGGAGAGGATATACTGCTCACCGCCTACAATCTCCACGGCGGCTTTGTAAGCATCAGCATAAAACTGTTTTGCAAATTCATAGCCGCCATGATTGTAGAAATAAGCAGAGTTCACATCAAATACTAACTCGCCGTATTTGACGGCATCCGGTTTCAGACCTCTGGTGGAAATTACGCCGTCCTGTTCCATCTGCTCAAACGTTTTTACATAATCGTCCGTGGGTGCTTTGAAATGAACGTTCAGAGAAGTGCGTTCCGGCACGATGTCCTGATTGCTGTAGCTGTCCTTTTCACGCTCATTGTGTTCCTGTACCTTAGCCACATCTGCCGGGGTTTCCAAGTCCTGATTTCTGGCTACGGTACGGTCTATTCCATCATTTCTTGCCATAGAATTTTTGTCCTTTCTTTGAGATTTGCAGACAGCGGAGAACTACGGAGAGGCACTTTTTCAAAGTGTAATAACCCACTATGACACTTTCATCCATACTGGCTGCAAAGTGCCGTGGGCTCTCCGAGGGCTCTCCCGAGGGGGAATGCGGTCACTGCGGTGACCTCTGCTGAACTGCCCGAAAACTGTCTGCATCGTTTTCTGTTGTTCAGCCCGGATAGCTGCTGTTTTGCGAAACACCACCCATCCCGGCGGCAGTGAAAATCAAATCTTTCACTGCAATAGAAACAGCCCAAATAAAGGAAATGAGCTGTTTCTATCACAAGCGTTTCACGCTCTTTTGCTGCGTACATACGTACCAGCCAATGGGATTTACTCGACCTGCCGCCATTCCTCCGGAATGTCCTCCGGTACGTACGTACACGGCGAATCTCCGTAAAACCCATTTATATGAGGTCGTGCAATGGCTTCCACTCCCATGAATCCCCAAACCCGCCGTCCGGCAGAGTTGGTGATATTGTTGCAATGTTCCAGATTAAATTTCTTGGCATTGGCAATCATGGCGTCGCTGAAGCTGCGGGCTTTCAGCGGTGCAAGGGAATTTTCTTCGCACCACATCCGGTAGATTTCATAGAAATCCTTGGAACTGATGGACGCATCCGCTTTACGCTGGATGTATCCCTCGGAATCCATGAAATCAAAGATATTGTTGTTGTCACGCTTGACCGCTTCCCGGTTTTCCCGGATACGCTCACTCTCCGTAAACTTAAAGTTGTTGGCAACAAGCCGCTGTAAGCCTTCAAATGCCCACAGGAAGATACCCTCGGCTTCAGCTTTCATCTTCTCCGCAAGGTCGGGATCGTCAGCTCTGTCCACTGGCTTTTCCTTGGTGGTCAGCACAAGCTGTCTGCGATAAAATCCGACACTGCGGTCATACAAGGCTTGCAGATCACCGTTGCTGAATGCCAGCAATCGGGCGAACATCCAACCCTGATAACTCTGCTTGCCTTTGCGTTCCAAATCCATCTTGCCCTGTGCGGTGACAATGGATTTTACATAGTTGGTCTGGCGCAGAGCTTCCATCCGCATATCATCATCCACGCACAGGAGAATGTGTTCCAAATCGGCACGGGCGAAGCGGTTTTCAGAAATCTTGCCGATGCTGCCGTCTTTCATATTCGTGCCGAAGATGGTAGACAGTACCGCACCGATTTGAGATTTACCCTCGCCGCCGTTGCCTTTAATCACCATCATGCGCTGCCCCTTGTTGGAGGGAATCAGGCAATAGCCGATAAACTCCTGCAAAGTTGGAATGTCCTCGGCGTAAAGCAACCCATCCAGAAAGTTCAGCCAGATCACCGGCGCAGTAGCATCGGGATTGTAAGCAACCGGCAAACGGCTCCGCACGATAGCCGGTCTGCCCTCGGTAAATGTGCCGTTCAATAGCAGCGTACCGTTGGACAAATGAATCCGATCCTGCTCCGGTGGAAAGTCCGGCACTTGCGCTTCCAGTTTCAGCACTTCCAGAATGTTGGTGATCTTCCGGGGGATATTGTTTACGGCACAGAATTTCAGCTTGTCGTAAATCTCCCCACGCAGAGGAAGATCGTCCGTCACTCGACCATCGGGCGTGAAAAAAGCTCCGTTTGCGAAGATGATCCTGCGCTCTTGCAGAAATTCTTCACAAAACAGAGCTTCGTTGATGTTCTGCCCGTCAAACCACATGGGCAAGTTCATATCAGGCGTTTTCCGGTTCTTCGCCATGGTGCGCCACCTCCTTTTTCTTTCGTGCGGTATACTCTTGCAGAAAAGCAATTTTGCCGTCCTGCATCAGCTTGTCCACCAATGCCACCCGTTCTTCCAGATCACCCACCGTCAGCACATCTGCCATATATTCGATATGGCAGTGCATCTGGCAGGCTTCCACAAAACGGTCATCCAGAGCATCTTCCGGTGTCTTGGGAGCATAGCGCACTTTCCAATCTTCCAACAGATGCAAATAATCCGTCAGCACCCGGAAGCACAGCATTTCATCCTCCCGGAACTGACGGATATAGGGACGCTTCGGCTTGACCATAGCTGCGGCAGTGGGCGGTTTCGGGTCAAGCCCGAAGTCCAAAGCCAGCTTTTGCGCTGCTTCATAACTGCTCAGATTGAACAGCCTTGCCACAAGGTCGATCACATCCCCTTTGGCTCCGCAGCCGAAGCAGAAAAAATAGTCCTCATTCAGCTTCAAGCTCGGATGCCTGTCGTTGTGGAACGGGCAGCAAGCCATGCCGTTGTGGCTCACTTTCAGCCCGTAGTGTTCGGCGGCTTGCTTGACGCTGATTGCCGCCTTGATGGTTTCATAGATTGTCATAGAAAACCCTCCGTTCATAATATTCTGGAAAGCACGAAGCACCCGCCGTGATTGGCAGGTGCTTCGCTCCTTCTATTATGGTTATGACGGATTTTTCAAAAAACAGGCTAATGACAGGACAATCCTGTTTCAAAAAACAGGACAACTTATCTGAGGACGTAGATTTCTTCACATTTACATGATATAATTAGAAAAATGAAAAAACAGGACAGGAGGGCAAGCATGAATCAAGAATTGATGACATTGGATTTCTGGCAGGATACGGTCATATATGAGAGCAAAACATTTCCTGTCGGTACGCTTGCCTGTGATGCACTGAATGTTCCTGTGAATACCATTGCAAAAATAAACGAGCAATGCGAGAAAATCAATCTGCTGCTTGGAATATTAAACGCCGGACAGGATGCTTCTGCACTCTGTCCTATT